AAATTGAAGATCGTTCACATTTCTTAGGAATCATATCTTGTTCCTTTTTCGCCAATAGCTGATATAATTCTAATAGCTATATAATATTATGACTAGAGCAGTTGATCTCCTTAAGAATAAATTTGGTGTAAGCCAACTTTATAAGTATGACATCATGGATAATGATGAAATCTTATTAACTATTTTTTGGCATCCATTAACTATTGCTGAAAGAGAAGCTATTTCAAAGAAAAGTGGAACTGAAGATGCTAATGATTTTGCTTTACAGTTAATGATTGAAAAAGCATTAGATAAACAGGGCAAAAGATTATTTGCTGATGGAGACAAAGCATCATTAAGAAGAGAAGTTGCTGCTTCTGTTCTTCAAGAGATACAACTGGCAATGTTAGAAGCTGGTTCTGAAAAGGAGGTTGAAGAGGCAAAAGCCGATTTGAAAAGCTAATCCTGATTGGATGTTTATTTATTCATTAGCAAATGAATTAAAAAAATCTGTTAGTGAATTATGTGAGACATTAACTCTTGAGGAGATGATAGGTTGGGCTGCTTTTTATGATATAAGAAATGAAGAGCAGAAAAAAGAACAAGATAAAACACAAAGAAGAAGCGTTATACCCAAATCGAGGTAGAATAGAATATATGTTTTGCTAATTAGGTCGAAATGGCGATTAAACAGATTGATCTTGTTATAAATACGAGTCGTGGTGAAAAGAATGTAAGAAAACTTCAACAGGTTGCAAAGCAGGTAGAAAGGACTTTTGGAAATATAAATAAATTAAAAATAAATATAAAAACAGATCCAGCACAAAAAGCCTTAGAAAGATTAAATCAACAAATAACACTTGGTAATGAAAAAATAAATGCTTTTTTTAAAGGAGGTAGAGGTTCTCAGTTTGGTAAATCAATAGCAACAATTAGAGAAGAGGTTAGTTTTGTTAGAAAAGCATTTGATGATGCTACAAATGCTGTTGAAAGGCAAAGGGCTGCTACTGCCTTATTAGCAGGAAATTTTAAAGCATTAAGAGTTGAATCTACTGCTTTTGCAAAAGCTAGTGGTGCAGATCCAAAGTTAACCATAGGAAGTGTTAGTGCAAGATTAAAAGAAATAGAAGCGTTCCCTAGAACAATACTTGCTGGTAATGAAGCAATGTCAATGCTCAAGCGTATGCAAGAGATGACTATTGTTGGTTCAAAAGAATTTTTAGATATAAGTAGAGCAATAGGAAGGCAGTTAGGAATAAATGCAAATATTCAAAGTCAGGCAGCAAGAGCATATAAGCCGTTTACAAGCACTACTGCTTTTGTTACACAAGCCCAGACAGAGGCTCTTGCAGGTGCAACTCTCGTACCACCAAGTAGAAGATTGCCAGAAGCAGGTCAAACAAGTAGTAAGTTTTTAACTCCTACAACTCAACAGGTAAAAAGAGCAAAACAACTTACTAGAGAATCTGAAAAAGTATTGCAAAATGAGAAAAAACTTACAGATGAAGCAAAGAAACAACAATCTCTTAGAAAAAAAATAGCATTTAGACGAAGAGATAATATCAGAAGAATTAGGAGACAAAGAAGGCAAGAACAATTCTTGGGTGCAGGTTTTCCATTGTTATTTGGTGGAGGGCCAGGAGCAGTTGGCGGTAGTGTCTTAGGTTCTGCATTAGCACCTAAAGGGATGGGTTTTGGTGCTCAAATACTTGGTAGTGCTGTTGGTACTTTATTAGAAAGAAATCTAGCAACTGTTCAAAAAATAGGTAATGCAGCTTCAAATTTAGATTTGGCATCATTAGAACAATCTTCTATAAGAGTTAATGCAGAACTTGATAGGACTATAAAAAATCTTCAGAGAATAGGAGATACTGAAAAGGCTAGAAAATTACTAAGCAAAGAAATAGCTAAACAAACAGGAACAGTAGAAGGAACTTCTGAAAATTTAGCTGATAATATCAATTTGTTAGTTGATGAATTTAAAGAATTTACATCATTAGCAGCAACAGCTTTAGGAATAATAAGTGTGCCTTTTGTGGCAGCATTAACTTTAATATTAGACACAGTAAATATGATTTTAAGAGGATTTAATTTAATAACATCTGCTATAGGTTTTGCTATAGCTGAATTAATACGATTAATTAGATTTTTACCTGGAGGTCAAAAAATATTAGATTCTATTGATGCAAAAGTTAAATCCGTGAATGAAGGTGCAACTAAATTATCAATATCAGCACAAGATACAATGGATAGCTTAAAACAACAATTACTAAATTTACAAGAACGAATTGCTTTAGGAGATAAAGAAGCAGCAATTCAGCAAAAAATAAGAGATATACTTGCACAAAATCCAGAACTAAAGAAAAAAGAAGTTGAAAATGCAGTAAGAGCTATAGCAGCAGCAGAAAAACAATTAGAACAACAGCAAAAACTTAATAATTTATATCAATCAATAGGAATGAGTATTGAAAACGGAATAGTTGATGCGATTCAAGGTGCAATAGATGGCACTAAGACTCTTGGAGATGTTGCTCGTAGCGTATTTGCTCAAATCCAGAGATCATTAATTCAATTTGGTGTTAATTCCTTATTAACAAGTATATTCCCAAGTTCTAGTTTGTTTAGAGCTAATGGTGGTCCTGTTAGTCGAGGTAAAAATTATATTGTTGGAGAACGTGGGCCAGAAATGTTTGTTCCAAACGCAGGTGGTCGTATAGTTTCTAATGCTAATATGGGTGGCTCAACTAATGTTGTAGTTAACGTAGATGCTTCTGGTTCTAATGTTCAAGGAGATCGACAAACTGGTAAAGAACTTGGTGCTGTGTTATCAGTAGCTATACAGGCAGAATTATTAAAACAAAAACGACCTGGAGGTTTACTTGCATAATGGCTACTTTCCCTTCGATAAAACCTAGTTATGGACAACAAAAAAGTTCTGCTCCATTAACTCGTACTGTTCGTTTTGCTGATGGTTATGAACATAGAATATTATTTGGATTAGCTCAACATCAGAATCCTAAAGTATTTGATTTTACTTATGACGTATCAGAAACAGAAGCAGATACTATAGAAACTTTTTTAGACGCTAGAGCAAATGATAGTGATAGTTTTGATTTTCCTGCGGATTATTTACCTGGAGAGACTGCTTCAAATTTTAAATTTGTTTGCGAAAGCTGGACTAAATCAATACCATATAAGAACAGAGCTACGATTCAAGCTACGTTTAGACAAGTATTTGAACCAGCATCCTAATGTCAGTAAATTCAGCAGTATTTAGTAATTTACAATCTATCAATCCATCAGCAATTATTGAGTTATTTACTCTTCAGTTATCTACTGCTTTACATGGTGCAAATACAATATATAGATTTCATGCTGGTAGTAACCTAAATGCAAATGGTCAAATAGTGTGGGATGGTAATGCTTATCTTAGATTTCCTATACAGGCCACAGGCTTTGCTTTTCAGAAAGGTCAGTTACCTAGACCAATGATTACTATTAGTAATGCTACTGGATTAATTTCATCTATTCTTTTAACTGTAAATGAAACAACAACTGGTAATGATTTGACAGGAGCTACAGTTACAAGAATTAGAACATTAGCTAAATTTATTGATGCTGTTAATTTTGCTGATGGAACAAATGCAACTGCTGATCCAACAGCCGAGTTTCCAAGAGAAGTTTATTCGATAGATCGTAAATCAGGAGAAAATAGAGAAGTTGTTGAATTTGAACTTGCTGCTCCTACTGATCTTGCTGGTGTAAGAATCCCTAAACGTCAATGCACCCGTTCAGTATTTCCTAGTATTGGTACTTTTGTTTAATGACTTGGAAATATAAAGCACTACTTCATGCACAACGAGAAGATCCTAAAGAATCTTGTGGTTTATTGTTAAACATAAAAGGTAAAAAAAGATATTATCCATGTCGTAATCTTTCAATGACAGAACATCAATGTTTTATTATTGATCCAGAAGATTATGTAAAAGCAGATAACACTGGCGAAATAGTTGGAGTGGTTCATAGTCATCCCATAACACCTCCTACTCCTAGTCAGGCAGACAAAATAAGCTGTGAAGATAGTAACCTTCCGTGGTATATTGTTAATCCAAAAACAGAACAGTGGGCATATTTAGAACCAACAGGATACAAAGCACCTTTATTGGGTCGTCAATGGGTTTGGGGTGTTACTGATTGTTGGAGTTTAGTAAGAGATTGGTATAAAGAGGAAAAAAACATAGAACTTAAAGATTGGGATAGACCTGTAACACCCGAAGAATTTTTACATAATCCTTTATTTGAAAGTTGTGCATGGAGAACAGGTTTTAGAGAATTAAGACCTGATGAAAAATTAGAAGATGGAGATGTTTTACTAATGAGTATTCTTCATCCAACTTTAAATCATGTGGCATTATTTTTTAAGGGTGATGTTATTCATCATTTAACCGATAGACTATCTTGTAG